GCAACTGAAGCCGTCACGTATTTCGAAAATCACATAAATTCTATTGCAACAAAATTATTAGAGCGACGCCCACCAGAAGTAGATAGTCAACTTAAACGACGGCAAGGATTCGCCGATGTCAACGCTGCTACTCGACAAGGCTTGAACACGCCACTCCACTTTGCATGTTGGTTTTATCCCGAAGTGCACCAAAAAGTGATTGAAACGATTCTTGATTGGCGTTTTGAGGCGAACATCGACGCGCAAAACAAACAAGGCCGAACCCCCCTGCATCTATTACTTTTGAATTTATCGCCATATTCGGAGAAACAACAACAACAGCAGCAATTGCCTGAAGACGTCCGAAACAAAATTATTTCCATTGCCAAATATCTTATCGACGTTGTTCGTGCAAACACTGATCTTACTGACATCAATCACGTTTCTGTCAAATCCCTTGCCCAAGAAGTCGATGTATACAATGAATTGTTTCGTGCACAACAACCCCAGGTTACACGAAACTATCTTACAACGCCACCTCTCGCGCCCAAGCAACCCAAGCAAGTGAATCCCTTCTCAATTAATGAAAAAATTGCTATTGACGTAATGGGTGATAAGTTGACGCTATTTGGTGAATGCATTCGACGCCAACCTAATGAAACATGCATTAAGGTCGAAAATTGTTATGCAGACGAGGCAAAAAAAAATGCCCAAGACTACGACAGTAATAAGGGCGACATCAGGAACAAAATAAAAGAACACTGTTATCAAAAACACCTCCCGCAACACATCACGTATGGACCACCACCACCACCAACAACCACAACAACAACCCCCAACGCCATTGGCCATCCAACACAAGCATCCACGTGATGACCTCATCACCTTTGACGAAAAACCCCACTTGTACTACATTGAAGGCCGAGGCGGCTACACGTCGGTAACGACGTGGAATCACAGCCATTTCGCCCATTTCGATGCCGACGCCATTCTCGACAAGATGCAGCACAAAATCGACACGGACCCCGCATACAAGTACTACAAGATGAGCCGCGACGAGATTAAACGCGACTGGGACAAGAACCGCGACCAGGCAGCCAACGCCGGAACCCGCATGCACGCGGATATTGAAAACTATTGGAATGGTCTGTCCGTCCACAACGATTCGCTCGAATACTCCTTTTTCCTCCAATTCGTCCAGGATTTCCCCCACCTGAAGCCGTACCGCACCGAATGGATGGTCTTTTACGAAGAGTACAAACTGGCCGGGTCCATCGACATGGTGTTTGAAAACCCCGACGACGGAACCCTCGAAATCTACGACTGGAAACGGTCCAAGGAAATCTCGTACGAAGCCTATGGCGATAAGACGGCCACCACGGCCTGCATCCGCCATCTCCCCGACTGCAACTTTTGGCATTATGCGCTGCAACTCAACGTCTACAAAACGATTTTGGAACACAAGTATGGGAAACGGGTCACCGGCCTGTACCTGGTCTGTCTGCACCCGGACTATGTCTACAAGACGTACGAGCGCATCCCGGTGCCCGTCCTCGCCAAGGAAATGTCCGACCTGTTGGAACACCGTGCCGCGGAACTGGCGGCAACAATATCCAGCAAGATCAAACTGGAGTAAGAGGAGCAGCAGTAGCGGGAAACATTGCGACAGAACCCGTCGGGATATCGTCGTGGTTCTTCGCTGACGACGCTAACGACGCTTTGGTTGCCTGAAAAATAATCTATGTCTTTGTTAATAAGGATGAAATCCATGTTTGGTTCCACCACCAAAACCATTCTCGTCATCATCTTTATATCCGCTCTCCTCTTTTTATGTTGTATGTTCTGCCTCTCGATGAAGAAGAAGAAGACGGAAGGAATGAAAGTAAAAGTAGACGAAGGAGACGAAGGACCCGAAGGAGACGTCGGAGGGGACGTTGGAGGAGACGTTGGAGGAGACGTCGGAGACGAAGGAGGAGACGTTGGAGGAGACGTTGGAGGAGACGTCGGAGACGAAGGAGGAGACGTTGGAGGAGACGGGATGAGAAAGGCCTAAAGAGTGTTTTACAGCTATGTCCACCGGTCTTTAGAATCGCCAAGGTCTGAAGACCTGGGTTCCCCGCTAGTGTTTTACTCTACACGGAAGCCGCTGGATTACGCTTTTCCAACTGTTTCCCCAACCAACGACGCAACGTCTTCTTGTCGGCATCGCGCACCGAAAAATTGATATAACGCATACGCTCCCACAAACGGTCACGCAAATCTTGGTCCAAGGCTTGCCGACAACAGCCGTCCACGTCTTTCACCATCATGCCACTCAACACTTTGCGAAATTGATGTTGCAATTGCGCAAAGAAGCAATCCCACCGCACAACCGTCAAGTTTAGCCATATGGGCTGGAACCCCTGTGCCGCCGCCCTTTCCGTGTCCTCCCAATCCCACACAAACATGGGTCTTTCTGCGGAGGAGGCAGCAGCGGCAAACGCGCACATCGGCAACACCTCGCTGCTTCCACCTCGAAGCAACAGCGCGTTTTCCAACATGTCCTGGAAAACTTCCACCAGCGAATGGGCATCCAATCGCTCCACATGCCACGTTTCCACCCGCAACGCCGTGGCTATCCACCCCCCAAAGGTCACGGAAGGACGAGGACACATGGGATGTTTCAGCCACGACGCAATCCCCTGACGACGACGCAATGCATCTCTCTGCCGCAAATCACTCACATCTCTTTCCAACTCCTCGACACGTGTGGCCAGACACTGCTGCCACGTGAGCTGGTTAGCTTGGTCCCAGGCATCGGTGTCGTCGCGTTCCCGTTTCTTGGTTCTATGGCACGTGCGATGTTTGCAAAACGTGCTTTCCGAAGAAATATACTCGCAGCTGACCTGATGTTGGACAAACAGGTCACGAAATTCAAACTGTCTGGAGCACCGTTGGCACATCAACCCCGACCCCGAGCTGCTGCTACTGCTTTCCGTCGCTGCCATCGCCGTAGCCGATTTCTTCTTCTGCACAGTCAGCAGAGCAACCTGGGTGAGAACCGATGTGTATTTTAGCGGGGGAACCTGAGGCTGGCGTTAAAATAAAAGTATACGCACAATATAAGATTGAACAAACAGACGATGAATAGCAGTTCCTACGACAAAGAAGAGGGAAAAGACCCAGAAGTCGAAGAAAAGGCAAAGAAAGAAATCGAATCAGAATTTGGAGATTTGCTATCCAAAATGAAATCCAGAGCAGGTACTTGGCGACCCGCTCACGAAGAAAAAGTAAATAAAGAAAAATTAAAACTTGAACAGTTGAAACAAAAACTAAAAGAAAAAGATGCGGAAATAGAACAGGCCAAAACGGAGAAGAAGCAACTTTCAAGCAATCTGTTCATGCTCAATAATGACTCATTAGGTTATTCTAACAAAATGAAGAAATTAGTAGATTTGATTAAGGTACTAACGGAAACACGACATGTCGTGAAATATAATATCGACCTTTCGGAAAAAAGACTACGTACCTTGAAAAAAAGTAATTTTGGTGCGAAATTGGAAGAAGTTGTTAGATATTTGTATCGCGAAATACCATATCTCGAAACCCACCCTCCTTCCCCGGAGCCGCAACAAAAACGAGTACGAGTAAAACCGAAAACGCAGAAAGAACTAGATTCCGAACGGGAAAGACGTAAAATCAGTGAGTGGCGCCCCCCTGCTCTTCCTCTGACACAATTTTTACACAGTAGCGACAGTCGCAGTCGCAGTCGCAGTCGCAGTCGCAGTCGCAGTCGCAGTCGCAGTCGCACTCGCAGTCGCACTCGCACTCATAGTCGCAGTCGCAGTCGCAGTCGCACTCGCAGTCGCACTCGCAGTCGCACTCGCACTCATAGTCCCAGTCGCAGTCGCAGTCGCACTCGCACTCATAGTCCCAGTCGCACTCGCAGTCGCACTCGCACTCGCAGTCGCACTCGCACTCATAGTCCCAGTCGCACTCGCAGTCGCAGTCGCAGTTACAGTCGCCTATAACCAACTCAGAGCCCAGCTATGCAGCTCAGAATCGCAGGGTTCCCCGCTAGACTCATTTTTTCTCGCCTTACAAAAAATGAATCTGGAAGAGTCCGTCAACCATGCAATGTTAGACAAAGACAAGTATGTGTATTACATGTGTTTCTTGTTGGACCCCGCATACAGAGAGCTATCCATCTTAAGCCAACCCGAATTTTCAGAGTTGCATGCAGCTCTTCCGGATCCGCCGTTCACGCCCGAACAAGAATTCGTCAAACATGTATTTCCGCATCATCCTGAAAAGAAAATAAGTGGTGGAAAGAAATCGGATTCCTCCGAAGTACCAAAATCGCTCGGGCCCGTTTTGCAACCCATCGACGAACCTGTGGATAAGTCCAACGACGAGTCCAACGACGAACCCGACGAAGAGAAAGAAGAAGACGATAAACCTGTGGATAAGTCCAACGACGAGTCCAACGACGAACCCGACGAAGAGAAAGAAGAAGACGATAAACCTGTGGATAAGTCCAACGACGAGTCCAACGACGAAACCAACGACGAAGAGAAAGAAGAAGACGACGAACCTGTGGATAAGTCCAACGACGAGTCCAACGACGAACCCAATGTCGAAAAAGCCCCGTTGGACCAAAAGACCGAGCACTTGTCCGTCGAAGAACTCCGTACACGACTCCTCCAACATTTCCCCATCCAAACCTTTTTAGACACGCTTGCCCAACACGACCTCACCTTGCCCGAACTCTACATTCAGGACAATTACTGGCTGCAAAGCCACCCGTGTCAGAGCAAAGGATGCCAAGAACTCTCGCTCGAGAATTTGAACCACGGGCCCTTCCTGTGCGACGCCATGCACACACAACGCGACCACCACTGTGTCAAAAACGTCCGGTCCTTGTTGGAAGACATGATTCGCGAGTCGCTGGCCAAGAAGAAAATCGAACTGGTCCAACAGCACGTCGCCACCAAGGAGGAAATCGACGGGTATCTCGCACGCATTTCGAGCGTCAACGAGTTCCAACAACTTCCCAAAGAAGACCAGGAACAATTCCTTTCGTTTTTCCGAAACCAACCTCCCCTCGAAGATGCCATCCACGACGTCTTTTACAACGACGATGAACATGACGATGATCATAACGACAACGACAATGACAACAAACCTCACGAAGACGATGAAACAAAAACGGGAGGGGGCAACAACAACAACAACAAACCACGTACAAAACCAAAAACATGTGCCCGACGCAGCGACGACGACGTCATTGTCGACAAAGTCTTGCCCCTCATGATTCGATACATGTCCACCCTCACCGTGCCCCTGGGTCTCACGGCGCGTCAGGTGATGCGGGGTAGTATGGAAAGAAGACATTGGAAAGAGCGAGTGTTCCCCCGCAAAAGCTCAATGCATCGCACGGGCGGGTCCACGAAACGCGCAGCAACAAAAGTGGAAGAAGCCATGGAAAAGTTGCACGACGAACGGTGGTGGTCAAAACAACAGACCAAAGAGTTGCTGCAATTGAAATCGCAAGTGGAATTTAAATTGCAAAGCTGCCATGCATCATCCACGGAAGGAGGTGCAGTCACCACACGCAGTCGGAGACATTTCACGACAACCGCCAAAGAAGAAGACGACGACAACAGCAACAACGACAACAGCATTAGCAACAGCAACAGCAACAGCAACAACAACGACAATGACGAATGCGACGACCACCTGTTGGAAGTGTTGGAACGGGTCGAAGCCGAACTCTTGACCAAGTCCATTTACAAAAACGAACACCAGATGAAGGCCGACGCTGAACGAGAAGAGGACCTGGTCGAACACGTCCTCGAGGAACAAGAACACGAAAAAGAGCACCACCACAATGACAGTGAAATCTCGGACCTTCGCGACGCCATCGCCCGAACCAAAGACACGCTCCAACATGTCAGGAACGAAATCATCCTGTATGAATCGGAAAAAGGTCAGGACAGCACAACTCTTCTTCAAGGAGCACGCAGCGAGGAACGCGAAACCCGCACGGAATTGGAAAATCTCCAAACATCACTCGCACAAAAAGAAAAAGTAGCGAAATCACCATCCTCCTCCAAATCGACCACCACAGAACAGGAAGACAAATTCAAAAAAATTCTGTCCGATGAACTCGACGTGCGCATCGGAGAACATCACGGAGTTGTCATGACCATGTATTTGCAAGTGATTGTCTTGGTCCGCCGCCAAATACGCGAAGTAGTCGAAAAAATAATGCCCCACGATGCTCGCGAAAAACACAAGGAAAACAAATTTGACATCCTCTCGTACGACTCCAATCGAGCGTGGACTGGGGAACAAGGGTATTTGACGAAAAACTGGAAAGCGACGACCTCCACAGTGGCCGTCGGCACACACAACGTGACCTTGAAATCCATCGACGCCATCTACTTGATTTTCAAAAACCAATACGTATTGACCGCAGTCTTATTTGCTTTACAAAAAGTCAAACGGAGAATGTGTCGTCGCATTCAACAACTGATGTTTCTCACCAATGTGGACGCCAAACCATTGAATCAGAAAGAAGTTGTCCAAGAGCTGATTACTACCTTTCGTTTATATTTTCCAACACATATCATCCCCCAAGGTCAGAAAATCATTCGTGACGGATTAGAATCTGTAAAACTGGGGTTGAATATGATGAACCTCGCCAATTTCGGAATCGTCGGAAATGCCATCAACGCCGTCATCTTATTCATCGTCTGCGCATCCGAAGACGCGTTTGAAGAAATGTGCTCGGCCAACTTTTTGATGACTACCGCGACCCAACTTGTCGACATTTTGGATTGGTTCCACTGTTTCACAGAGTCTGCGACGCACAAATTGAATCAGTCGATATTCGGCAATATGGATATATTTCACGTGTGGAACATGGACAATTATAAAATTGAACTCCATGTTCTGACAGAACATGGACAAGGGTACAACTTGGGTCATGAAGTCTACGTGGAAGACTGGGATTATAAAAACCTGGAAGCAAAAATGCATCATCACTCTACCACCGGTACCATGTTCACATATTACCCACCGAAGAAAGAAGAGCGAAAACAATGGGAAGCTCGAGTGTTTCGCGTGCATGGCAACGATTACGCCGCGTACGCCTTGTGCAATGGACACACCACGTTTGTCAAAAATGAAAACAATGAACGCGACACCAAAATCACCAAAACGTTGGGCACCTTTTCACTCAGCAAATCCCGTTACGATGACATTTATGCCTATCCCGCCAACCTTGACATGCTGTCCATGTTGTTGGCTGACAAGGCCTTGACTGTGGACCAAATACAACCCCCGGGTCTGCGGTTTCCCATCGGACATTGGTCGCAATCCGCCATTCGGAAACAACAAGACAAGACCCACAACCGACTGTTGACGGACATCTACCCTTCCAACGACAAACCCTTTGACTTTTATGCATCGTCACCTACCGACAAGGAAGAACGTGAAAAGTTTGAAATTTTTCAATCCTACTTTCCGGGCAAGTCCGCAGAAGAAGCTCGCACCCGAACACTAAGTAAAAAATACATTAAAAACTATACGGGAAGTGGCATTGTGTTTCGTTTTTCTTCGACACGCGGTTTAGTATTCGCCAATTCATCGTACGCGTTCAAGACGGCCAACGAGCTGAAAGAACAAGAAGAGGAAATCAACAATCCAACGACCACGGTGCTAGCCGATGCCGACGAGAATGAGCCCGCTTCGAAGAAGAAGAAAATCGAAGGAGGGACAACCTTGTCCTTGCGCACGTACACGAACAACAACAAAAACAAGACCAAAAAGAATCAGTCCTCGTGATGAATCTTGATGGTTTTGCGTTTGGATAACAAGGATTTGTACCGGGGCAGCTCTTGCGAAATGCGCACGTGTTTCTTCGCAGATTTCACACCTCCTACTCCTCCTCCCTTGCTCAATGCCGACTTGATTGTCCCCGTCGAAGACGAAGACGAAGACGAAGATGAAGGAGGGGGAGGAGGCTTGAGTAGCAACACTTCTTCTCGAAACAACAACCAAATGCAGTTTAGGCGATGAAACACCATCATGGTGGGAGGCACCACAATGTCCATAGGAACCGCCGGCAACGTTTGGGTCCAACCCGCCGACCTGGCACTGCCTCGAGCAAAGTCGACCAGATTGGTAGTCGGCGTCACGAAAAAGGTTTCAACGTCGACCAGTTGAAACCGCCGCTTGTCCGGACGTTGATGACGCTGTGCATGTATCATGCCCAACAATGCCGATTCCGGCAGCACTCTCTTCTCCATCGTCATTGGAACACTGACCGAAGAAGAAGACAGGAGTTTCGCCGAAGTCCGCACCATGTCGACCAACGTTCCCGCAGTATCCACCATCATCGACACGACACAAATCTCATCTTGTGCCACAAGGTCCTGCATCAACGTTTGCTGCGCTCTTGGGTGCGCAAGAAACAACTCTTTCAAAGACGACGACGACGACGACGACGACGACGACGACGACGACATCCTGTTCTGTAACATCCAGTTCTGGAACGCCTATATATTCTTTGTTGTGAGGAGGGATGCAAAGTCCTCACAAAAAATGATGTTCGATTTCAACGAACCCAGCGTCCGCCGGTGTTTATTTCCCCTGTATCGCGCAACGTTCGATTGCAGTACTACGACGTGCAAACGTGGTTTCATGTTCACGAAAAACATGCGGCATCTTCATATTTTTTTTTCAAGTCGAAAGAGTGAGAGCGGGAGAGGTGTGTGCAGTAGCGATACCCTAAAGCATCCCACCATCTCTTTATATCCTTTTTTTTTCTAAGTACACTTTAATCCCCCCAAAACCAAATCCAATTCCCACGTTTTCGTTTTCATGGCAGGAAAACGAAGATTTGGGTATGACTGGACAAAATTTAAATCGCAACCGGTTCGACCAGGCGAACCTCGCGTCGTTCGTGTCGTGAAAGATGGGCAAGAGCATGTGGCAGCATATGTAGGAAATCCCGACGGGGCAACCGAAAAGGAGCGTAACCTGTTTGAATACGTCGACAAAGACGGAGAAACTGTCCGTACCAATCTGTCGACATTCTTGCACCACTACAAATGTACCAATTGTTCGCCCTGGCAATCGGTGGAACTCAAAGTGTTTAACGCGAATGGAGAATTCTTGTGGGTGAAAATCGGGAATCCCACCTTGGGGATCAAAATCGAACAACCTCAACAAGGAACCCGCAAAAAGAAGTCTCCGTTGCCTGTACCTCCTCTCCCGCGCAATATGAATCATCGGCCTCCTGCAGCTGCTGCACCTCGTTCCAAAACACTGTCTCCCTCTGACGAGGAGCCTGCCGCTGCCGCTCGTTCCAAAACTCTGTCTCCCTCTGACGAACCACCAGCAGCAGCAGCATACAAACCTCCTCCAGCGGCAGCAGCAGCCCACAAACCTCCTCCAGCAGCAGCAGCCCACAAACCACCTCAAGCAGCAGCGGCAGCAGCAGCAGCAGCTGCCAATCGACCCAAACAAATGCCCAACAACAGCGATATGATTAGAAAAAACGAAGCAGATATTGCCACGTTATACAAGGAAAGTACAAAGTCGTTGAGAGAACTCAAACTCTCGTATGAAAAATATACAGACGCGTTGATTGCGAAATTAAGTGCCCGTCAAAAATTACAAATCGAGTGCGAAGAGCAATTGAAGAAATACCGAGAACGCGTCCACAAATTAAAAGACACCGAAGGCGAACAGAAACGTAAATTTGAAGAGCAGCTCAAACTGGAAAAGGAGGGATTACAAAAACAAATTGCAAGTCTCCGAAGACGAAACCACGAGTGCGAAGACCAGTTAAGAAACGAAAAGCAACGACGACATCAAGACCAAATTCAAACCCGGAAATTACGCTTTACCAAGGACGAGGCGTACAAAAAACTGGAACGCAATTTCAACAAGACCATGAAACGCCATGAAAAGAGAGAACAAGAGTTGGTGGAACAACTCGATGATTGTCTGGACACCAAGAAAGGCATATGGACAGAATATACGACCGGTGTCGGTAGACCCTATTATGTCAATTCTCGTACAAATCAAACGGTATGGAATTTACCTCCGAATGCACGCGTGATTACAGATGAAGAACGCAAAGAACGCAAAGAACGAATGCAAGAACAAGCTAGAAAACCTGCAGCTGCAGCTGCAGCAGTAGCAACAGCAACGAGTTCACCGGCCCAAAGAAAATCATCTTCAACACCGAATGATGACTCCTCCAGTGATGGCGAAGAAATAATAATAGAAGAAGGTTCTGCTGCACCGGCTGCTGCATCAGCTACTGCATCTGCTGCATCCCTTTCAACGGCTCTTGAATCTGTGTCGGAATCGGTGTCCAAACAATTTGAGATACGAAAAAAAAAGAAAATTGAAGAATTGGAAGAACTAAAAAAAAAATTGTCGATCAAAGAAAAAAATATTAAAAATAATCCTTACCTACTATACATTCCTAATTATAAACCAATAATTGAAAATGAACTTAATAGTTTAAAAACCAAAATTAAAACCGTAGAAGCAGAGTTGCGTCAAGATCTGCAAACTCTGGTGGAACAGGAACGACAACAAGCAAACGAAGCACAACCATTGCAATCCGTGCAACAAAATGACGATTCGAGTGGTGACGAGGAAATATTGGAAGAAGGTTATGCCGGACCATCTCGTGAAGAAATCTTAGCACAACGAGCGGAAGAACAACGGAGACGACAACAACTAGACGAAAGAAATAGACAAAGACAGCAAATGGCCCGTAGAAATGCAGAGCAATCCAGATTGTTTCGCGGAATTCAAAAAGGCTCCAAATAAAATTCCAACATTGCTTTTTCCACGAAGAGTGCCCCGTTTTTCAACACCTTTTTCCCCAAATACACTGCGACCAAATGATGGTCTTCCATCGTCAACGCACCACAATAGTCGGAACGGCAATCTGGTGAGCAGCAGGCATCACACACCAACCGAGTCTCGTAGCGGCACTTGTAAAATAATAATCCTTCTTCCTCGTTGAAACGCCGACAAAACGCCCAACCGCCACGTGTAAACAAGTTCGTGGCCATTTCATACTCGGAATCCGACCGCTCAAACTGCAAATTGTCGGCATCCCCCACAATGTATTGGAAAATGTAACGTCCAATACATGACGGAATCTTTTTCATCCATGTTTCCAACACGTCGGTTGGAATAATAATAGTGGTGACGCATGAGGTGGTGTATCCCTTCATTCATGCAACTCGTTTGTGCAAAACGTGCTAGGTTGCCATTTTATATCTTCTCTCTCTCTCTCTCTCTCTAATGAGCGAGCAGCTGAAAGCAAACTACTCGACGTTCGGACCGGGGGCTTTCTTTCCCAGGCTCCGGGAACAGGGTCATTCCAACATTCCAACAAGTCATAAAAAGGATTTTTGGACGGGGGGGCGAAGCGAGCCTGTGTGCAAATTTTGGAAGGACATATTGCATACAGGCTCGCTTCGCTCGCCCGCCCCCCGTCCAAATCTTCATGAATGTTTGAAAAGCTTCTTGTTGGAATGTTGGAACGACTGGTTCCTGGACCAGCCGTTTCACTTGCCCAGTAACTACCCCGTCGTTCGGAATGGGTCCTGGAGCCTTGGAAAGAAAGTCCCTGGGTCTAAACGACGAACCCACGACGAACCACGACGAACCACGACAGAACCCTTCGTGTTCGTCGTGGTTCAACAATCCAACATCGCTAATGAAATTGGAAAAACAATTTCTGTGTCAAGGATAGATATGAAATGATGATGAGCGAAAAACCCAGTTTTGTCTACTTGTTGGAAGCGAGTCCGAGTGGGGCAACCTATGTAGGAGCCACCGTCGACGTCGACCACCGCTTGCGACAACACAACAAAGAATTGGTGGGCGGAGCACACGCCACCACCCTGCGTGTCCAACGCGGCGAACGCTGGCGTCGTGTTCTCTACGTCAGCGGCTTCCCCGATTGGACGGCGGCATTGCAATTCGAGTGGCGTTGGAAGCAATTGTCTCGCAAACCCCATTTGAAATCCTTGAAACCCTTGGACCGGAGACACCAGGCCTTGCAACTCTTGCTGCACCTGGAACGACCCACCACCAAAGCTCTGAGGTTCCAAGACTGGCCTTCCTCACTCTCCTCCGCCGCAGAAAAAGGACCCCAGCTACATTATGAACAACCACCACAATCACACCATGTCGAACTCAGCCACAGCAACACACCCGAGTCCACACCGTTGTCCGAAACGGCAACGTAAACACGAAGCAGACGAAAACAAGTCCCCTCACCAAACCACCACGAACAACAACAACAACAGCAAGTGCGGAATGTGCATGTACTTTTGGCCGTATTGCGACGCGTGCATCTGTCCCCCCCGCACCAATGCCAAGACGGCGGCGGCGGATACTACAAAGAAACATCCTTGGATAATAGCTTTGGAACAAGACGTTTTGAAACGAAATCCCTTGTTGGATGCGGAGACTCTGATAGAATGGGACGACCTGTTGGAACCGATGCACTATATGAAACGTTTGGTCAAATATTGCAAAGTAGACAACAACATACCGAGCCAAACGACAATTGTTTCTAGCGAATAGCAAAGTCAATGAAAATCCATCGATATGACACCCCTCCCTCCACACCTTTACCAAGAACTCTGTGCGCCAATGGAAAACGAAGAAAAGCCCGAGCCATTTTTGCATGGTGGGCTTTCCGAAAAGTACACGCCAATGAGCGTTCCAACAAAAAAACCATCGGCGTTTTCCATGACGGAAGAAGAACAACAACAATTGTTGGACCGACAAGCCAATCTTCGAGAACGATGGAACGAGATTTACGAATCACCGCCGCCGGACATTGTGGTCGATTACCCCGAAGACCCCGCGTGGTTTGATCTGGTCAAGTTTCCGCCATTCCACATCATTCACTTTTTTTGCAAATCGGGCCATCGCTCGGCGGCTCAACCAGGTTCTGGCGTGGTTCCAACATTCCAACAAGACACAAAATAAGATTCCATCATCATCATTGCAAGTTTTTTTTAGGTTGCCTTAGGCCTTTATTACCTGGATTATTTTTAAAATAAAAAGTGTGTTGTTGGATTGTTGGAATGCAGAACAGCAGACAGGACCAGCCGTTTCGCTTAGACCCAGGGACTTTCTTTCCATGGGTCCAGGAGCACGTCGTTCCAACATTCCAACAAGACACAAATGAATCATTCAGTTTTGCAGAAAGTAAAAACTCTTTTGTTGGATTGTTGGAATGACACCAGACAGGACCAGCCGTTTCACTTGCCTACCTAGTGACTAGTCGCTTAGACCCAGAGACTTTCTTTCCAGGGGCCCAGGAGCACGTCGTTCCAACATTCCAACAAGACATGAAATAATATGATTTAACTTTTTTACATTGTCAGATTTTTTTATAGAAAGTGTGAGAAAAGCACGAAAGAGCTCTCTCTTTTGTTGGATTGTTGGAATGACACCAGACAAGACCAGCCGTTTCACTTGCCTAGTGACTAGTCGCTTAGACCCAGGGACTTTCTTTCCATGGGTCCAGAAGCACGTCGTTCCAACATTCCAACAAGACACAAATGAATCATTCAGTTTTGCAGAAAGTAAAAACTCTTTTGTTGGATTGTTGGAATGACACCAGACAGGACCAGCCGTTTCACTTGCCTCAACCCAGACCTTGTCTGGGTTGGTCATTGCCACGACAGAACCCTGAGAAAAGCACGAAAGAGCTCCAACAAGACTCAAATTGTTTATTTGGGACCATGTCCATACACAGGCTCGCTTCGCTCGCCTTGGCGATTCCAGACCAAAAATCTTCTCAGATCTATACATATCTTCCTTTGCATGTTTGGCACACAGCAACGCGTCGTAGAAAAAGTGGTCGAAAACGGCCACGTCGTCCGTGACATTGACATGTCACTGATTCGCCCCAACCCAGGTCAGTTTCTCATCCAAGGCTTGAACCGCAATGTGCCCTTTGTCGCCACCAACATGAGCCCCAAAACGTTGCAGTCCGTGTTCCAACAAACACGACAGCAACAACCCAAGCGAACATACCGGAAAAAAGCCACGTCGTCATCATCGTCTCATAAACGCAAACTAGGGAAAAAGAAAGGATTTAAAAAAACGGTGACCAGAAAAAAGAAATGATGCAGCAGCCCGAGCGATTTTTAAATTGGGTGTTGCATTGGATACGCGTCTTGTCGTTTCGCGTGTTCTGTGTCGTCGTCGCTCTCACCCGACCATGGAATCTTCATCCCCTCGCAGCCACTGCTGCTGCTACTACTATACCCATGTTACCCGACGACGTGTACAAAATGAAACGCCGTGAACGGTTCGTGTCCTGGTTTGACCAGCAACATTCCAACAACAACAACAGCAAAAACAATGAAAACGTCGATGCGTGTTTTTTCCCGTCGTCGGTTGCAAAGACTGCTTTAGATAAACAGGCCACCACCACAGCATTTGCCGACTACAAAGCCCAAGTGTTGCCCAAAGACAATCCGCTCGAACTGCGATGGCGCAAACGCCTCTTGATGGAATTCACTCCCCGCGGCCTCGTCCTCATGTACTATGACGCGTTCAAACGGGGATTCGCCTATTATTCGGACACACACATGCCCTATGGGATCTTGAATGCGGCAGCCATGAAATATGTCATGACATTCCGATGCCAGGCCTTTTTCGTCGACGAAGAATACTACGTTTCCCAACCCCAACAATCCCAAAATGACTATACGAGTCCCTTGCTTCAACTCGAACATGAAGAAGAGGATGTAGCGACCAAGAAACATGTAAAACCTTCCAATGTGAAACCAACTCCTGTGGGACCGTTTCTTAAACCCAAACCAACGACCACGACCACGATGACCACGACGACAATCGCGGGACAAACGTCGGACACAGCCGCCGCCGAACTGCGCAATTCGCCCGAACTGCACAAAAACCGATTCATCCATCTTGGAAAACTCGTCAATCATAAAATGTTGCCATCCCCTTCCTCCGTCCACAAGGCCAATCCCCTTGCAGCAGCAGAAGCAGCAGCAGAAGCAGCAGCAGCAACAGCAGCAGCAGCACCGATGCTGAGTTATGCCGAATATAAATTTTGGCAAACACATGGGGCCGCCGCGGCAACTGCAAGTCAAGTCCTGGACGACTTGCAGTAGCGGCAGCCATGTCCACCGGTCCACCGGAGGCTAACCAAAAAACATTTCATCGCTGCTACAAAAGACGATGAACAAGAATTTCGCCACCGCCTACATCACTACCATGTTTTACCTGTTCCAGTCAACCCGCATGTTTCATGTTGCTTTCGCCGCAGCCAACGGCATGAAAAAAATCAAACTCAAGACGAGCCAACGTCTGGGCAAAACCGCGCAACAAAAAGTCTACCAGGACTTTTTGCAGCAATCCAACATTAGCATGATCGTCGCCGTCGGGTGTGCAGGCACGGGGAAAACCTGGTTGGCGTGTCACGAAGCCGCGCGTGCCCTGGCGAGCGGCGACGTGGACCGCATCGTCTTGACCCGTCCCATCGTGCCCGTCGACGGCGAAGACGCCCTCGGATTTTTGCCGGGGTCCCTGGCCTCGAAAATGGACCCCTGGACCCGTCCCATGGTCGACATTCTGGCCCCTCTCCTTCCTCCGCCCCTCCAAAAACAAGTCGAAATGATTCCTCTGGCTTATATGCGCGGTCGTACCTTTGACCGCACGTTTGTCATTGCCGACGAGATGCAAAACAGCACGCCTGAACAAATGCTCATGCTGGTCACGCGCATCGGCAATCATTCGCGCGTGGTCATCACCGGTGACCCTCAGCAGACGGACCGGTCCTCCACCAAAGGCAGCAGCAGCAGCAGCAGCAGCAGTAGCAGCAGCAGCAATGGCTTGGCCGACTTGGTTTCCCGACTGCAACAAAAATCGCCTGGTCAATCGCGGGAGCAATATGACGGCAGCAGCGGTTCCTCGTCGTTGATACGTCTGGTCCATTTCACCTCGGACGACGTGCAACGGAGTGCCTTGGTCACAGAATTGTTGGAACGCATCTATGCACAACCCAAGCTGGTTCTCTCGTCACCATCACCACCACGACCACCACCACCACCACCACCATCTACAGCAGCAGTGAAACAAGGTCCTTTCCCCCCACCGCCGCCACCGCCGCCAACCTCGTCGTCGAATCCGACATCGACGAGTCGTCAACGTCCCGAACCGTCGCAAGACTGCGCTCTCATCATCGACGACCCATACATGCGTCGACCGTTCAAGTTGTACTAGTACGAAGTTCTGCATGAATTTCATTTTTTCTTTTCGGACGGTGTAATAATAGTAAAAAGGACCACCCGTATGCAGCCACAACCACTCCTGAAACAAAAGCGAAACCCGCCGCCCACGGAATTGGAACTGTTGACGCAAGACAATCAAGAACTCGAACTTTTAGGACAAGGAACATACGGATGTGCCTTTTACCCCGAAATCACGTGCCAAACGCATCACATCTCCAAGACATCCCGCAACTTCTTGAGCAAAATCCAACTCGACGACGATTCCCTCCAGCGCGAAATCCAAGTCGGCAAACGCATCGTTCAAAAGCTTCCGACATACCGCGCCTTTTTCGCACCCGTGACAGAGTCCTGTCCCGTCCAACTGTCTCGACTTCGCCAAGACAAAATCCAACAGTGCGACGTTTTAAAAAAACAACAATCCAAACGTATCGTGTCCAGCAAAATTCCCTTTGTCAGCAAAGTCACACTCGGGGAGTATTTTTCATTGACCAAAAAAAAGTCATCGTCCACCGTCGAATACGTCAAAAAGCTAATCAATACCTACTTGTATCTCTTGAAGAGTTTCAACGTCCTCAACACCCAGCTCGGAATCGTGCATTTGGATGTCAAAAACGACAACATCATGTCCAAAAACGGCAGACCCATTCTCATCGATTTCGGATTATCCTATTGCATCGACTGGCTGCAGTATCCCAAATATCTCGAATTCAAATACCCCTTTGGCATTCAAAGCTACTCGTATTCCCCGTGGTGCATCGAAATCTGTTTCCTCACGGAAGTAGCTCGACATGTACGCGGCGGCGTCGTCCCTGGCGCGAAAAACCAACATGGCGGATACGCCGACGAGGCCACGTTTCAATCTCCCGTTCCCTCAAGTCTGCTGGACAGTTTTAAAACGCACGCCCAAGACTTTGTCGACCACAATTTCCCAGCGAATCTCTTCTCCGATGCGGAACGTAAACTGTACCTGACTCAACTCCAGGCATGGATTGACGCCCTCCCCCAAAAATCGGTATCCGCACTGTGGACCGCCATTCTTTCCAGCTACAACACATGGGACTTGTACGCCGTGGCCATGACTTATTTGGAGGAACTGTCCCATTCGGGACTGCTCCGCGAGAACCGAGTGGAACTGTCCCATTCGGGACTGCTCCGGAGCGATGATGAACAACAAACCACGTTTTCCCCCATTCGCGCATTCATCCGTCAATTGAAAACTACTCTGTTGGCCATGCCGGGTAAACGCCCCTTGGCGATGCAACTATTTCAAGACGCCCGAGCAATTTTCGCCAAAATGAGCTCTTCCAACTACAAAACCATCCAACAAACAGCGTTGAATCCCAAACAGCACCGAAAACAGCAGCAACAGCATCAGGCCGTGAAACTCAACATTGCCCTGCTTCAGAATCCAGCAGCCACGACGTTTCCTCATCCATAAACCAATGCGTCAAACCAACGACCCATGGGTATATACCGTGGGTGGTCTACCATCTTTTTCCAAGGGCTTTGGCTCTCCGTAGTAGTAGTATTCATTTTGCGATGTTCCAACTTGGACAGCAACACCGAGACATTGTGGGTGAATCCGTCGGACCTGCGAATACACACATGGTCCGGAATCACGAGCTGATTCAACGCCACCACCACCACTTCTTCTTCTTCTTCTTCTTCTTTTTCCTCCTTCGCGTCGTTGTCCCACAAATGCAACAAGGTTTCGACTATCCAAGGATACAACCGGTCGCTGCACGGCTTCTGTCTTGGTCCGCCGTCGCCCCCGTCGGCCATGGGCCCGCGTCGCCGTCGGTACAATTGAACATACCTGTCCCACGCAGCATCCAGTCCTTTCTCGTTGTGCAAGGCACGGTGCACCCACGTTTCCAATCGCCGTTCCCCCCATCGGTGTTCCAACAACGACAACTTCATCGGGCAACAAGGTTTGGTGTTGGAAATGATGCGACGAAACGCACGACGTTGTTCCGTGGAAGGAACTCGTGAGGTACCCGAAAACCAGGTTTGCACAAACAACTCGAACAACCACAACTTTTTCTTCGACGTTTCGCGCGGTACCCACTTGGCCACCACCGCGCTATCCGCATCGCCGCGTTTTAATTTTCGCACCATCATTTCTACAGCCGTTTCCACAAACGGCGGCAAATGCTGCTGCTGCGGACACGGCCTCAACGCACAGCACAGTCCCGGTACATCTCGCCACGAACCGTACCCCAGAGAAAGCAACGCATCCAATGCGCACACGGCCACCACGGGGTAATAGGCATACCACACTTCCAACATCATGTAGGTAAGTCGACGCTCGCCGCGTCCACCCACAATATCGCGATTCCATGCCACGATCACGAATAGTGTGCGAAGTGTTTCCTTGTCGCACTCGCCGAGAAGCTGTTCCAACATGGACTTTAGTTTTAAAAACGCATCGTCGACATGATCTTCATCGTCGCGACCGCTGCAACGATACAATGTCAACCTGGAAACAAAGTCGTCCAACAACGACATTGAGGGAGGATCTATTCCTTCTTTTTTTTCAGAGGGGGGCGGGGCGGGGTACCACTTCAAACGAGTGTAACGATGTGATGATGATGTTGGACGAGAAATCGGTCGACGACGGGATTGTTGTTGGCGACTACCCCCGCGTACTTCTTCTCATTGAACCACCAGAACGCTTTATGTGCATTTTGAATTTCCTGCGTGAAAATGCGGTCAATGTGACAAAATGCCAAACGATGGTGCATCAACTCTTCTTTGATTTTTCCTTTTACATCCATCAAATGTTCTAAACGACAATTATATTTTTCGTGATTGTTTTCCAACATTGCAGTCTTGTATTCAATGTAACGAATTTCATTTTTCACGTCTTTGAACTTGGCAATGAGATTGCGACGAGACCCTTCCACCCGTTTGATGAACGAAAAAATGTTAATGTTGCAAATGACTGGAAACGAACGGACCACGGACGTGGGCACCAACTGCGAATTCCATTCTTTAATTTCATTGACTTTTTTCTCGATTTCTTGAATTTTT